GTCTTCTGCCGCCCTGGCTAATGTCCAGCGGGCGTTGTTTGATGGGCTTGGATATTTGGTTTTAACTTCATACCAGCTCATCGCATTGATGAATGTTGGATTATCGTTCAAATATTCTATCAACTTTCTCTGCTCATCCACGAGTTTACTAACCCCACGATCAGCAGTATTAGTGTTGAGGCTTCTAAAAACATTTAAAGGTCTTTTCACGTTGACTCCCGCAGCTGCCTGGTGAACCAGTGCAATTGTCGGTTTAGGACTTGCATAGAGGTACTGTTGTAACTCCGACTTAAGTCCGAGGCCATACCCCCCCAATTTGGGTGGTAGATGTATGGCTGCAAAACACTTAGGATTCTTTGCCTTTCTAGGCAAAAGGGATCCCATTCTTTCTATAAAGAGAGCTCTAATGGATCTCTTTTTAGAAATTGTCCAGAATCGGTCATCCGTAGGTAACCATTCTAAACATCCACCAAGTTGTGTCGATTTACCAATCGCCACGTTCTTGTTATCCTTCTTGATCATAGTCGATTGACCTCTTTCAAGTAGTCGCACCTTAACAGAATCAACTATAGTAGATTTACTATAGTCTTTACTGTCAAAAGGTTTTCCATACTGGAGATTTGATATATTTATCAATCTCTCAGTGTATTTTACACATATCTTAGAACAACCATGTTGTCCTGGACTTATGTGGGATCCCGCATTGATATGTATGTCAGTTATGAGATCTAAATATCCGAGGGGACCCTTTGCTAAGTGGTCATCACCTCCTATATGGCAAAATCTCCAGTCTCTAAAAGGAGCCGGGTCATTTGTTTCTAACATTTCTAAACTTTTAGTATAGTTTAGAAATGCAAGTTCCTCAATCGATAGATTGAGTAGAGTGAGTGATGGCTTGGCTATTGCCTCACCCATCATAATTCCAACTTTTGAAATGACTATCTCAAAGTCTTTTGGAAACAAAACAATTCTAGGACCTATCGTGGATAGTACTAGATCAACATAATCCGGTTTGAATGATAATCCGTAACCGTTTATGAAACCACGTAGGAGTGCTTTTGTCACCTCCCACTGCTGGGCATTAGTAGCATCCTTAAGATCACTACTAAGTAGGTATTCATCTTCACCGACTATTGTCCGTTTAAGTGAACACAAACCCTTAACAGCTTCAAAAGCTTGATCCTGACGATGAAAGCTCGAGAACACTGAAGGGTGGTACTTCATCGCATCTATTAGAACATGCGATAAAGGCGCTTGTAAAATGTTAAGCCAATATGGCGCCATCGTTACAAATCTAGCTTTGTTACCCATTTCTGGGACAACTTCAGCTCTACAAACGCTTTCTGGTTGGTATTCCTTCCAGGCCACGTACATGATTTGTTTTCC